GCCAAAGCATCAGGTACGCCGTTAACACATGAGTTGCGTCGACTTGGCATTCCTGTGGTTAATTATTCACCCACCAGAGGGCATGATAAATCAACCCGCATGCATTCAGTAGCACCACTTTTTGAGTCTGGCTTAGTTTACGCACCTGAGCGTAAGTTTGCTGACGATATGATTGAGGAGTGTGCAGCCTTCCCTTTTGGTAAAAACGACGATTTATGTGATACTATGACTCAAGCGTTGATGCGTTTTAGGGAAGGAGGGTTAGTCTCATTACACGATGACTATTTAGAGGACGCAAGACCTCCAGTTAAGAGGGCATATTATTAATGGCAATAGAAAAACAAAATAATCAACCGGAAGTACAACTCGAAGGTACAGAGGATATGACGGTTGCCTTAGAAGCAATCGAAGAAAGCGGCGAACAAGATTTTGAAATACAAGAGGATGGCAGTGCTGTCTTAGTTGGTGCTGAAGAACCAGTTGCCCTAGGCTTTGACAGCAACCTTGCCGAAGCTCTTGATGAAGGTGAGCTTAGCCAGATTGCAAATTCATTACGTGACGGTATAGAGAAAGACAAAGCATCACGTGAGGATTGGGAAAAAACTTATACCGATGGCCTGAAATATCTAGGTATGAAGTTTGATCAAGACAGATCAGAGCCCTTTGAAGGTGCTTCTGGTGTAATTCATCCACTCCTAGGTGAAGCTGTCACCAATTTCCAAGCGCAAGCCTACAAAGAACTGCTCCCAGCTAACGGCCCAGTTAAAACTCAAGTAGTTGGCAGTTATGATGCTGCTTTAGAAGAACAAGCTCAGCGGGTTTCTGACTTTATGAACTATCAAATAGTGCATGTGATGGAGGAATATGACGAAGAACTCGATCAAATGTTGTTTTATTTACCCTTAGCAGGGTCTGCTTTCAAAAAAATCTATTATGATGAGTCGCTAGGGCGTGCAGTATCTAAATTTATTGCTCCAGAGGACTTAATTGTTCCTTATTTCACGACTGATCTCGAAACCTGCCCAAGAATCACTAATGTGGTCAAAATGCCAGAGAATGAAGTAGCAAAAATGCAAGCTATGGGTTTTTATCGCAAGGTAGATGTCTCCTACGGTGGCAGTGCTGAGCAATATGGTGACGCTAAAGAAGAAATCGAGGAATTATCAGGTATGGAGCCTGGTTATGATACTGGCGAAGTATCGGTATTGTATGAAGTCCACTGTAATTTAGAGATTGATGGCTTTGAAGATGTTGATATGGAGGGTAATTTAACAGGGGTTAAACTGCCATATATCGTTACAATAGATAGTAATAGCAATAATATACTCAGTATTTACCGTAATTACGCTGAAACTGATCCTTTGAAGAATAAAATTGAGTATTTTGTGCATTTTAAGTTTTTACCCGGTCTAGGATTCTATGGCTTTGGGTTAACCCACATGATTGGCGGTTTATCAAAAGCATCTACCTCAATTTTACGACAATTAATTGATGCTGGTACCCTAGCTAACTTACCTGCTGGTTTTAAAACCCGTGGTATTAGAATCAGAGATGAAGATACACCAATACAGCCAGGTGAGTTTAGAGATGTAGATGCTCCAGGTGGATCGTTACGAGAATCTATCCAACCACTACCATTTAAAGAGCCAAGCGGTACGTTGCTAAGTTTGCTCAATATTTTAGTTACTTCTGGACAAAGATTTGCCTCTATTGCAGAAATAAATGTCGGGCAAGGCAATCCAAATGCACCTGTAGGCACAACCTTAGCGTTATTAGAACGTTCTACCAAGGTGCTCTCAGCAATTCATAAAAGATTACATAATTCACAACGCAAAGAGTTTCAGATCTTGGCTGATGTATTCCAAGAATATTTACCGCCTGAGTATCCCTACGCTGTAGCTGGCGGTAACAACCAAGTTAAGTTATCTGATTTTGATGAACGGGTAGATATATTCCCAGTTTCTAATCCTGACATTTTTAGTCAGTCACAAAGAATAGCTATGGCACAAGAGATGATGCAGTTGGTTCAATCTAATCCAGAGGTACACGGTCCAAGTGGTATTTATGAGTCGTACAAACGCATGTATGCTGCGATTGGGGTTGATAATATTGAGCAGATATTAACACCACCGCCAAGTGGTGAGCCGCAACCAGTCGAGGCGGGGTTTGAGAATAATCAGCTATTGTTAGGCAATGTGGCTAAGGCGTTCCCCAACCAAAACCATGATGCTCATATTGCTACTCACATGTCGCTGCTCAATACTCCGCCCGTTCAAATGAATGCCCAAGTACAAGCTCTAATTCATTCTCATATAATGGAACACCTACAAATGAAAGCTGATCTTTTAGCCCAACAGCAAATGCCGCCTGAAACGCTACAACAGTTTCAACAACTACAACAACAAGCACAACAAGTCTCTCCTGCACAGCAACAACCTTTAGTGCAAGAGGCTAATAATATATTGGCACAATTTTCTGCACCAATTATGTCTGAGCTTATTGCTGACTATACCGCTAAAATATCAGCACCTGCTGATGAAGATCCATTAGTAGCAATACGTAAACAAGAGTTAGCTCTCAAAGGTCAGGAACTTGCCTTGGATCAACAGCAGTTTATTGCTCAAGAGCAAAGAAAGGCTGAAGATTCTGCTAGACGTGCCCAGATAGATAGAGAACGTATTGATGCAAGTGAGGAAATAGCAGAAATGCGAGATGATACAGCCCGAGCAAGATTAGATCAGCAACGTTTATTTAAAAATATAGATTTACAAAATAGACAATAGGTATTGCAAAAAATAAATTAACCATCCATAATTAAGCACATGGTAAAACGTACAGAAGTAAATCAACAAAAAACACCAAAGGTCTTAGTTAATAAAAATAGCTACGGCAACAAAGGAAATGTACCCCTGAAAAGTAACGCTGGATCTTTTGCAGCTAATGTCAAACCACAACCAGGTATGGGCAAAGGCAAAGCAAGAGGTATGGGTGCTGCTGAATTCGGTGGTAAATTTTCTGGTGTTTATTGATGTCCGAAGCTTGGCTTAGTAAAAAGTATTTAAAAGAACTAGAACTAAGAAGAGAGGATGTAAAGGACACTTTACTCGCAGGGTGTAAAGACCATGCGCAATATGAATATCTGCGAGGGCGTTACAGTTCTCTAGCCGACGCAGAAAATATTTTTAGAGAGCTGCTAGGAAGGGTAATACAAGATGACATCAAAGATACAGGTTCCTGATCATATAGCCAAAGAAATCGAAGCCGAAGAAGCCAAAGCAAAACAAGCAGAAGAAACCAATACACAAGACGAACAACCGAGTCAAGACTTGCCTTATGTATCACAAGAAGCAAGAGTGCTTGATCCAACATTATTAGAACAATCAATTTTAGATCGTATGCCACAACCTACTGGTTGGCGTATGTTGATATTACCCTACGCCGGTAAAGGTGTAACTGAAGGTGGTATTCAATTAGTGCAATCACATGTAGATAGAGAGAGACTAGCTACAGTTGTGGGATATGTTGTAAAGATGGGGCCTGATTGCTATAGCGACAAATCAAGATTTGATAAGCCTTGGTGTCAGGAAAAACAATGGGTGTTAATAGGTAGATACGCTGGCGCACGCTTCAAACTTGGGGATGAGTCCGAATGTCGGATTATCAACGATGATGAGGTAATAGCCACTATCTTAGATCCTAATGACATTCTTGCAGTATAGGGAGAAAAATGGAAGAAGCAGTAAAACAAGAAGAAGTACAAGAAGAAGTTGTTGATCAAGGCGAGGTTGTAGAGCTAGACGAAGAAAATGTTGTCGAAGCTGAACCTGAAGCTGAGGTAGCTCCAGAGCCTGAACTGGTTGAGTCAGAGGAAGCAGTTGATGAGCATGATCAATATAGTGACAAAGTTCAAAAACGTATAAACACTCTTACTCGTAAATTGCGGGAAGCAGAACGTGGTCAAGATTATGCAGCAAAATATGCACAAGAAGTCCAAAGACAAAATCAGGCATTACAGCAACAAGCCCAGACTTTGCAACAGTCAACTTATTCAGAATCTCAAAATAGATTAACGGCACAAAAAGCGCAAGCTATAGAGGCTTTAAAACAAGCGCATGAGAGTTCGGACTATGACAAAGTTGCCAAAGCGCAAGAGGTACTTTCACAAATAGCTGTGCAAGAAAATAATGTGACACAAAATTTGCAAGTAATTCAAGCGCAACAAGAACAAGCACAAGTGCAAGCACAACAGCCAGCTCAACCACAAGTGCCTGGCATCCATCCGACTACAGAAGCTTGGATACAAAAAAATGACTGGTTTTTAAAAGACGAAGAGATGTATAACAGCGCACAAGTTATTGACCGAGAGCTTGTAAGTGAAGGCTATGTAGAAGGTTCGCCAGAATACTTTGAGCAAGTAGACTCAAGAATGCGAGTAAAACATCCAGATAAGTTTGATGATGTAGCGGTTAAACCAAAACCTCAACAAAAAGTAGCCTCGGCTAATAGGTCTGTAGGAAAAGCTGGTAAGAAACAAGTAAAGTTGTCTCCGAGCGAAGTAGCTATGGCAAAAAAATTAAACGTACCTTTGAAAGAGTACGCAAAATATGTTAAAAGGTAATAGATATGACAGATAATACTGACAAACAAAACAGAACATCACGTTCTGCTGACACTCGAGCTAGTAAAGAAGCTCGCAAACCTTGGAGCCCACCATCAATGTTGGATACTCCTCCTGCGCCTGAAGGTTATACTTACAGGTGGATACGTGCCGAACTCGTTGGTTCGGAAGATAAAAAAAATGTAACTTCAAGAATGCGTGAGGGCTTTGACCTTGTACGTTCCGAAGAGTTGCCTGATTTTGAACTTCCTACTATAGAGAACGGTAAGCATGCAGGAGTTGTAGCAGTTGGTGGTTTGCTATTGGCTAAAATTCCTAACGAGACTCGTGAAGAAAGGAACTCCTACTTTCGTAAACGTGCATCAACACAACAATCAGCTGTTGATAATGACTTACTCAAGGAATCAGATCCAAACTCTCCGATTTTAAATCCAGAGAGGACTAGCAAAGTTACTTTTGGCGGTGGTCAACGAAGTTGATCGCTAAATATACATTTTAAATATATAGGTGATTTATTATGGCAAATAAGAATGCCCCATTTGGTGTCAGACTTGTTGGTGCTCTTGGTTCAGGACCTACATCTAACGGTGTAACTGAATACGAGATTGCTTCAGGCGCATCAGGGAACATTTTTTCAGGCGACTTAGTAAAAATGACCAATGCAGGTACTGTTTTAGTAGCCGCAGCTGGTGATGAAGCCCTTGGAGTATTTAGAGGTTGTAGATTTACAGATTCTAATGGAGATGTAGTTTTCAAATCTCATTACCCCGATGGTACTGTTTCGTCTGATATTGTTGCATTCGTGCATGATGACCCACATGCTGTATTTGAGATTCAAAGTGCAGGTTCTCCAGCGCAAACTGATGTCGGTTTGAACGCAGATATTTCCTACACATCTGGCTCTACCAAAACTGGTATGTCAGCTGTGGAACTGTCTGGTACAACAGCCGCAACGTCTGCGACTTTCAGAATTATGGGCTTTTCCAGTGATCCAGATAACAGTGCAACGGGTTCAGCAAACGTGAATGTAGTAGTCAAGTTTAATGAGCACTTCTATGTCGATCCAACAGGAGTATAAATAAATGGCAATAAATAGAGCGCAATTAGCGAAAGAATTAGAGCCTGGTTTGAACGCCTTATTCGGTATGGAATATTCTCGTTATGAGGCTGAGCATCTAGAGATATTTGAAAGTGAATCTTCAGATAGAGCATTTGAAGAAGAGACTCTTATCGTAGGGTTTGGTAATGCAGAAGTAAAAGCAGAAGGTAGTGGTGTCAGATTTGATAACGCTAACGAAGGCTACACTTCACGTTATTCCCACGAAACAGTGGCTCTTGCTTTTGCTTTAACAGAAGAGGCAATTGAAGATAATCTCTATGATAGATTAGGTGCAAGATATACCAAAGCATTAGCTAGGTCTATGGCAAATACAAAGCAAATCAAAGCAGCAGCGGTACTAAACAATGCGTTTAGTGTAGCTGGTGGTGATGGTAAGTCTTTGATTGCAACAGACCATCCACTAGGCGGCGGTGGCTCTTTAGCAAACAGAGCAACAACTATGGCGGACTTAAATGAGACATCTCTTGAAGATAATCTTATTGGAATCTCTACATTTACAGATGATAGAGGTCTTAATATAGCTCTTCGAGGAATGAAACTTATCGTGCCACCACAGTTAGTGTTTGTTGCTGATAGATTACTTCAATCTCCAGGTAGAACTGCGACTTCAGATAATGATATTAACGCTATCAATAATATGAATTCAATGCTTCCAAATGGATATGTTGTAAACCACTATCTAACTGATACAGATGCATATTTCATTAAAACCGATTGCCCAGACGGGTTTAAGTATTTTGAAAGATCTCCAATGCAAACCGCATTAGAGGGTGATTTTGATACCGGTAACATGAGATATAAAGCTAGAGAAAGATACTCATTCGGATACTCAAACTTTAGAGCCGTTTACGGTTCTCAAGGAGCTTAATAGGAACGATTTATTGTAGCGTTTCTTACTCAACTACAATTTTTTAAGGGAGCTTCGGCTCCCTTTCTTTTTTTTCAAATAAAGTATATGATTTAGTTCTAGGATTTATTAACTTGTTCTACAGACTGACCTAGCAGACAAGCCAAGACGGTAGAACTTATTTCCCAGGAGGAAATTATGGCAAAATCGACATTCTCTGGTCCTATCCAGTCACTAGCAGGATTTATTTCAGCAGGTAATGCTAACGTAGTTAGTCTAACCGCAGATACATCCCTTACAGTAGCAGATCATGCAGGCAAGGTTTTACTTTGTAATGATGCTGACGGTAAATTTACTTTACCAAGTATAGTAGCTACAGCACCCGATAGAGATGATGACTCTAATCAATTAAATAATTTAGGTGCAAGCTTTACTTTTGTTGTTGTAACCGCAGCTACTGATTTAGATATTAAATCTGATGGAACCGATAAATTTGTAGGCGGTGTGTACGTAGGTAAAGACAACGCATCAGGTAAAGTGTTTATCTCAGGTGCTTCTAATGATGTATTAACTTTTAACGGTTCTACAAAAGGTGGGTTAGCAGGCACTATAGTTAGATGTACTGCTATAGCTAGTGCTAAATATGCTGTAGAAGGTATAGTTTTAGGATCAGGCACTATAGTAACTCCATTTGCTGACGCTTAATAACAGGAGGCAATTATGGCAGATACAGTAACCTCGCAAACTATTCAAGATGGTGAGAGAGTCGCAGTATTAAAGTTTACAAATGAATCTGACGGTACAGGTGAGTCATCTGTTAAAAAGGTTGATGTTTCGGCATTAACAACAAACAGTGCTGGCGAATCTTGCACCAGTGTATCAATAGCACGTATTTACTGGGCAACCAGAGGTATGGCCGTTGATATAGAATTTGATGCAACTACTAATGTCTTAGCTATTCCGCTACCCGCTGACAGTACTGGTGATGAATACTATGACGACAGATTTAGTGGCATACCTAATAATGCAGGCTCAGGAGTAACCGGAGACATAGACTTTACAACAGTAGGTCATTCAAGCGGCGACGCTTATTCAATCATTTTAGTGTTGAATAAAAATTATTGATGAATGGCAGAGTACAAAGGCAAAACTGTAACCTTAAATAAACCAAGGGCTCTTCGCAAAGGAGAGCCTGGGTATGGTAAAAAAAGAAAAGTAGTTTTTGTAAAAGGTTGTAGTAGCGAAAAAAGTAGAGTCAAAAGAATTACATTTGGTGATGCCAAACTTGGTATGCATAAAAACAACAAAGCAAGAAAAGCATCATACTGTGCTCGTAGCGGCGGTATGGGTGGCACGACTGACAGATGCAGTGCTAATTATTGGGCTAGAAAGGATTGGGACTGTTAAACGGTTGAATTATGTATCCGGTATATAACAAATTTTATTACAAACCTCTACCAGATTGTATTGAAGTGCAAAAGAGTCAAATAGAGGGACAAGGCTTGTTTGCCTTAGAGGACATAAATGCAGACTTTGATTTGGGTGTTTCTCATATTAAAGTTCCAATAATAGATGGTTATATCAGAACTGCTGTTGGCAGTTTTTTGAATCATGCAGATGATGCAAATTGTTTTTTAGTAGAAGAATTAGATTGGGACGATTATAGAGTTTATAATGTTTTCACTTTAAAAAAAATTAGCCAAGGTGAAGAACTTACGCTAAATTATCATTTAGATGGATTGAATTATGGCGAAGAAAGCAAAGAGTAAAGGTAAAAAGGACGCTTGCTATTACAAAGTTAAGGCAAGCGCAAAGGTCTGGCCCTCTGCTTATGCTAGTGGTAGATTAGTGCAATGTAGAAAAGTCGGAGCTGCTAATTATGGAAATAAATCAAGAACAAAAAAAGTGAACGGCGGTCCAGTTGTAAGGGGTCAAGGTATTGTAATGGCTCATAAGTTGAGATAATGGCAAAAAAAGAAACACTTAGAGATTGGTTTTCTAAAAATAAGGGCACAGGATGGGTCGATTGTAAGACTGGTAAACCTTGTGGTAGAAAAAAAAATGAAAAAAGAGGTTATCCAGCTTGTAGGCCAACTATGGCTCAGTGCAAAAAAGCTGGTGCTGCAAAAGCAATTAAGAAAAAAACTAGCTCTAAAAGAGTAAATTGGCAAAAAAAATCTAATGGAGGTCACATACGATCTACTCCTTCTATTAGAGGACAGGGAATTGTTATGGCAAATAGATTAAGGTAATATAAAATTATGACTAAATTAAAAAATCCAGAAAAAGCAGATCTAAATAAAGACAACAAGCTTTCTTCTTATGAGAAAAAAAGAGGAATGGCTATTGAAAGAGCCATGTCTAAGCAAAATCGTGCTAAACTAAAAAGCGGTGGCATCATAGCAAATGGTTGTGGAGCCGTTATGAAAAATCGTAGAAAAGTAACTACGATACGGTAGGAGATAAAAAAATGTTTAAGAGAACTAAATATTATGCTAAAGGTGCTAAAGCTTCCAAGTATATGGCTAAAGGTGGTAAAGCTTCCAAATATATGGCTAAAGGTGGTAAAGCCTCAAAATATATGGCTAGGGGGGGCAAGGCTTCCAAGTATATGGCTAAAGGCGGTAAAGCATCTAAATACAAATCTAGAGGTGGAGCTTAACTATTTAATTTTTAGACATAAGGGGGAACTATGTCATATTTAATTTCTAACATACCGCAGTTCAAATGTTGGGTAAGAAAAGAATTTACTGCAAATCATCAAAAATATCACGGTGAATATCTGCATGCATTAGCTTTTGCAGTCAACACAATCCCAGATAGATCGTTATCATTTCAAGTTGTATTTACGGGTTGCGAAACAGATTTGGATGATTATCCAGATGAGAATATACATGGTGGAGCTATGTGGGCACGTATGCCCATACAGGCATTAATTGCTGATGTTCCTTTAGATGAATGGCCTACACCAATGGAGGATCATTTAGCTCAACCTTGGGATTGTTTAAGTCATCATCATTCAGTTGTAGTTTTAGACAGAGTAAGTTCTTCTCCCTGGATATGCAAAATAGACGGCGAATTTCATACAGGAACTTACATGTTTACGGTTGATTATACTGAACACAGTATTGCAGATGATTCGGCACAACATAAGCAAAGTCATGTGCTATACTTGACTGACGCAGGTGAATATACTGGCAATTTTGTAGCTTTACCAAATAACAGAGTTAGAGCAACAAATCCAGCACTTTGGCGTGTAGGGGATGGTCCACCAGACTTTTCACCAAGTCAGTGGGTGCATTCAGCAGAAAAACATGATAGTTATATGGACTCATATACAACATTTGATAATCTGTATAACCAAGATGATAGGGAAGAATAATGGCAGAATTAAGTGTAGCGGCAAAAAGAAAACTCATAAAAGAACTCAAAGGTGCGTCTAAGTTACATGCTAAACAAGCTAGACAAATCGAAAGATCTTTAAAAAAAGCTAAAAAGAAAAAGTAATGGCTTTATCAGGAAGCACAAACTTTGAACCCAATATAACAGAGTTTATAGAAGAAGCTTATGAAAGGTGCGGTTTAGAGTTACGTACAGGATATGATCTAAAAAGTGGTATTAGATCAGCTAATTTAATGTTAGCAGAATGGGCAAACAGAGGTCTGAATCAGTGGACTATAGAGCAGGCTACACAAACAGTGACAGAGGGCACAACCAGTTATTCACTTAACAGTAATGTAATTGATCTTTTGGATGTTGTTCTACGTAGAACAGTTAATGATACGCAAACTGATATAAGTATGAACAGAATTAGTCGTTCTGAGTATATAAATATCCCAAATAAAAATTCTAAAGCGAGACCCTCACAATTCTTTTTAGATAAGCTAAGCACGCCATCTTTAAAAATATGGCCAGCACCTGAAAACTCTACTGATGTACTAGTTTTTAATAAGTTAGTAAGGATGGATGATGCTGATACGGGTTCTAATACTATGGATATGCCATTTAGATTCTATCCTTGTTTTGCTGCTGGGCTTGCATATTACATTTCACAAAAAAGGGCACCACAACTAACTGCTCAACTTAAATCTTTATACGAAGAAGAATTTAGAAGAGCTGCTGATCAAGATGAAGATAGAGCATCTTTTCAAATCAGGCCTAGACTTAGAGTTCTTTAATGGCATACGCAACAGGTAAGTTTGCAAGAGCGTTATGTGACAGATGTGGTTTTGAATACAAACTCTTAGAATTAAGAGAAGAATGGAATGGTTTAAAAGTATGTCACAGTTGTTATGAACCAAAACATCCACAATTAGAACCTCTTAGAGCTACTGCTGATCCAGAATCTTTATACAGACCAAGACCAAACAACGATCACGAGGTAGGTGAGGGTTTTGTAGTTGTTGTAAACAGTGATATTTTTAAATATAGCACCTTAAATCCTTCAACTATAGGTAGTAACTTTACCGTTAGTGAAATGACAGGAGCTGTTGGCGAGGTTACAATACAAACAACATGACATTAGCAGAATTAAAAACATTAATACAAAACTATACTGAGAATACAGAGACTACTTTTGTAAACAGCTTAGATGATTTTATAAAAAACGCTGAAAATAGAATATTTGATTTAGTACAGTTTGATTACTTTAGAAAAAACGTAACTGGTTCTTTGACTACAGGTAACACTTATCTAACAACTCCAACTGACTATCAATTAAGTTTTTCTTTGGCTGTAGTTGATAGTAATGGTGATTATCATTACTTAGATAAGAAACATCCCACATTTATGCGTGAGTTCTCTGTAGACCCTACAGATTCAACGCTTCGAGGACTACCTAAGTATTACGCAGATTTTGATAAAGAGTTATCTACAGCATCTAATAACGGTTCTACTGTAATTGTTAGTCCTGTACCTGATGCAAACTATACTGTAGAGCTACATTATTTGTACAAACCCAATTCACTGGTTACTGATACAACTGGCACCTGGCTATCTAATAATGCTAGGAATGCCTTGTTGTACGGTAGTTTAATTGAAGCTTATATATTTATGAAGGGGGAACAAGATCTTCTACAAGCTTATGAGCAAAGATTTGCTTCATCTATAAATAGATTGAAAAATAGAGCAGAAGCAAGAGGTAGAAGAGATGAATATCGATACGACTCGTTGAGGACTTCGGTATCTTAAAATATTATGGAAAAAATCGAAAGCTTGAAAGGGGCGACTATTGCTATAGTCGGTATGGGAAAAAGTTGGTTTGATTACAATCTAGCTAAATCACACGGTACACATTTTGACGAAGTATGGGCTATCAATGCCGTTGGTAGTGTTATCTATCACGACAGGGTTTTTATGATGGATCCAGCATCTAGATTCTTAGACTCTGATGATGCTGGTGGACAAACTTCTAGTATGGCCGATCTATTGCTACACCACGAGGGTCCTATTTATACATGTGAATTAGATGATAGATGTCCGGGATTAGTTGATTATCCAGTACGCCAAATAGTAAGAGAAACAAACTGTCATTACCTTAATAATACGGTTGCCTATGCTATAGCTTTTGCATACTGGAATGAAGTTGCAAACATAAAGATGTTTGGTGTTGATTTTTCATATAAAGGCAATCTTCACTTTGCAGAGGCTGGGAGAGCGTGTGTTGAGTTTTGGCTATCAAAATGTATAGATAGCGGTATGCAAATAGAGGTTGCAGCTTCATCTTCTTTGTTAGATACAGACGTGCCAGCACCACAAAAACTATACGGTTACCACAGATTAGCAGATCCATTAATAGTGTTAGAAGATGAAACTGGTCTTAACGTCAAAAACATAAGTGAGATAGAAATTAATAAAAAAGAACAAAAACCTGTTTTAGTTGACAGAAATGACTCGCACTTAAAACCGCCGGAGCCTAATAAATGGTAGATAAAATTACACCAGCTGGATTACCAGGTTTAGGTATTATTGAAGCCAAAACAACAAGTTTTGGTGGCCATCCGCCAGAGTTCTGGGCAGAGCGCTTAACGGAAAAGATAGTAAGCTATTCAGAAGATAAAGAACCGCATATAAGAGAGCAAGCTAGAGCTTATAAAGATGCTATCTACCAGGTCTGTTTGATTTATATAAAAAATGCGTTAAAATCTTATAAAGCCTCTCTGATACAAGATTTAATAGGTGGCGGAGAGGAAGAATTAGCAAAAATTATTAGAGGTATTTAATATGGCTATAAGTTCTACTTTGACTACAAGCTTTAAAAAAGAGCTACTAGAGGCAGTTCATAACTTTAAAAACTCAGGTGGCGATACATTTAAGTTAGCTTTGTATACCAGTTCAGCGACATTAGGTGCTTCAACTACAGCATTTACTACTACTGGACAAGCATCTGGCACTAACTATACATCCGGCGGTAATAGCTTAACGAGAGTAGATCCAACATCAAGCGGCACTACTGGATTTACAGATTTTGCAGATTTAACTTTTGGTACTGCAACTGTGACCGCAAGAGGTTGTATGATCTACAATTCAACTGACAGTAATAAATCTGTTGCTACTATTGATTTTGGTGGTGACAAAACATCTACAGCTGGAGACTTTACAATAGTATTCCCAGCAGCAGCAGCAAGTACAGCGATTATAAGAATAGCCTAGCCTTATGGCTAATATAACTGGTTGGGGTCGAGGTACCTGGGGACAAGGACCTTGGAGTGAACCCATACCAGTCACGCTTACTGGTATAGCAGCCACAAGCGCCCTCGGCTCTGTATCTGTTGTTGCAAAAGCAAACGTAACCCCATCCTCACAAGTTGGTACAACTGCCCTAGGAACACTTGCAATTGATGCAGAGGCAAATGTATCTGTAACTGGTATTTCTTCAACTACAGCACTAGGAACAGTAGCAACTGTAGGTAAAGCAAATGTAATTCCTTCTGGTCAAGCAGCCACAAGTGCACTTGGAACTCTAAGCATTAATGCAAAAGCAAACGTCAGCGTTACAGGATTAGCAGGAACTTCAGCTATTGGTGGGGTTGGGGTAAATGGTGACGCTGTTGCCAACGCTACAGGTGCAGTTGGATCGCTTGGTGGGGTTCTTGTTGACGTAGATGGTGAAGCTAATGTTGTAATTAATGGGGTAGCGGCCACAGGTGCAGTAGGATCTGTAACAACACATAATGCGGTTGCGTTTGGTATTGATGGTGTTGCTGTTACAGGATCAGTAGGTAGTGTAACTATTGGCTTGGGTGCAACCTTGTTCCCGCAAGGGTTGGAAGCAATAGGTAGTACCTTTGATGTCAACGTTTGGGGCTTAGTAGATGAGTCGCAAACAAGAAGTTACTCTAATATTACCGACACGCAAACATCTAGTTTTAGTGCAATAAATCAAACACAAACGCAAAATTATGCTAATATTGATGATGACCAAAGTTCATCCTTTGCTGAAATTAATGAAACACAAACCCCAGATTGGGAAGAGGTAGCTTAAAAAATGGCAACGTATGTAAATGATTTAAGATTAAAAGAAATAGCAACAGGTGATGAGTCAGGTACTTGGGGAACCTCGACTAACACTAACTTAGAACTGATTGGAGAAGCGTTTAGCTTTGGCACAGAGGCTATAACCACCAACGCAGATACCCACACTACAACAATAGCAGACGGTTCTACTGATCCAGGTAGATCTTTGTATTTAAAATATACAGGTACACTTGATTCAGCTTGTACCATAACAATAGGACCCAATACCGTATCTAAACTATGGTTTATTGAAAACGGTACATCAGGATCACAAAATATTATTATTTCGCAAGGATCTGGAGCAAATGTCACGATTCCAGCAGGCCACGTTAAAGCTATTTATTCAGACGGAGCTGGTTCTGGCGCAGCTATGGTAGATGCTTTTACCAACCTAAATTTAGGCGGTACTACCACAGTTGATGACTTAACTATCTCAGACGATCTAACAGTTACAGATGACATGACTATTGGCGGTACATTAGGAGTTACTGGTGTTGTCACTGCAAATGCAGGGGTAGTGGTAGATAATATAACAATAGACGGTTCTGAGATTGATCTATCAAGTGGTGATCTAACTCTAGATAGTGCTGGCGACATAATTCTTGATGCAGATGGAGCTGACATACTACTTAAAGATGCTGGCACTACTTTTGGTGAACTTACAAACTCATCAACAGATTTTGTAATAAAATCTACTACTTCTGATAAAGACATATTATTCAAAGGTAATGATGGTGGATCTGCTATTACAGCACTAACACTTGATATGTCAGATGCAGGTGCAGCTACTTTTAATAGTAGTGTAACTGCTACAGGTACTTCAGTTTTTGCAAGTCTAGACATCTCAGGCGATATAGACGTAGACGGAACTACGAACCTAGATGTAGTAGACATAGATGGTGCTTCTAACTTTGGAGCAAACGCTACTTTTGTAGATGGCATAAGAGCTAATTTTGGTACGGGTGAAGATTTACAAATATCACATACAGGTAGTAATAGTTTAATAGCTGATACAGGAACTGGCGATTTAAAAATAAGAGCTAATGATTTAAAATTAGAAGCATACGCATCAGAGGATAGTTACATAACTATGGTTGATGGTGGTGCTGTAACTTTATTTCACGATAATAGTTCGAAACTAGCTACAACAAGTTCAGGTGTAGACGTAACAGGTACAGCCACGATGGATGGTTTGACTGTTGATGGTGATGCTATTATCCAAGATGCAACCCCAACATTAGAATTTAAAGATACTGACA